TGAAGGGTGGATATACGCAGGTCACAAAGAGGATGCGAAGCCACCGTATCACTACATATGTGTAAATGATGACTGCCCCATAACAGAAGTGATTATCAATACAGAGTACGAAGAGGAGAGTTACTGATGGGAACTTTAATAACAGCTGAAGGTGAAGAGAAAGTAGTAACACCTGAACACGGTAAAGTATTTACATTAGAGGAACTGCAAGCATTAGTAGGAGGTTATATAGAAGTAGTTCCGCAACGAGTACATCCAGACAAGGTGTACCTGTGTGACGAGGAAGGATTACTGAAAAGCAAAGAGATAAATTTCAGTGTCACAGAAACAATTGACTACCCTGTAGTCGGAGATATATTAATCATAAGCCACGAGGAGTGGGAATAAATGTGCGAAGAATATAACGGTTGGAAAAACAGGCAGACATGGCTGGTTAACCTGTGGTTAAATAACGAGCCATCATCTCAACAGGCTCTGTACGACATAGCCAACGCCAATGATGACGGGCTGGCAGACGGTAGCCCCACGCCAGTACACATGAGGGCTGACACTTTGATGGAGTACATCATGGATAGATTCCACATGGTAGAGGAAATGAAAGGCTTTTTTGAACAGGATTTAAGCGGTATGTTCTTAGACCTGTTAAGTGATGCCATCTGGATGGCAGACTTGGAAGCAATAGTATCAGGAGCAGTTGACAATTATGTTGAAGCAACTTGACAACGGTCTGCTGATTTGCTACAATCTAGTAACGGACTACACAGAAACCAGTATACTGTATACAGTTAACTGTTAACTGATAACTATTAACAGTGACTAAAAACAGTAAACTGGAAGCTAATGTACAGCATCTGTTAAACCAGTATGACTTCTTGTCTAACCGTAGCAGGAGACTGGAACGTAAATGTAACTCACTGGTTTGGCGATTCTCTATAACTGTAGCTATTTTGTGTACTATAAACATAGTGTTATTGGTAATCCTAATAATCAATTTGGAGGTTAATTTATGGTAACTCAATTACCAAACGAAGAACGATGGGAAGCGGTGGAAGTAACAGATATTCAAGGCGAGTATCAGGGCGATGTTATCGCAGACAACAACGGTAACCTGCAGTACAGGATACAGTGTAAGTTTTCATGGAGCCTGTACCCCGTAACCGTATACGTTTACAGGGACAACTGTCCTAATCCGTTTAACGTAGGAAGTTACAACGCTTTGGTTAAGCGTGCCAGCTTACTGCCCAAGCATAACAACGCATCAGACCCTCAGGAATATATGTTCCGACATTACATTACTGAGTGGGAAAGTATCGGGCAACCTGCTCCTGCTCCTGCTCCTACCCCAGCACCTGCACCTCAGGCTCCCGTTGTAGCACAGGCTCCTGTCGCTCCATCACCACAAGTAGAGCCAAAGCCTGTAGCTGATATCTTTGCAGGGATAGACCAGAACCAGATGCGTATCATGCGTCAGTCAACACTCAAGTGTGCGTCTTGGTTAATGGTTCCAGTATCTAGAGAAACCCTCGGTGTTTCCACAGATGACTTTGATACCTCATGGGTAGCGAAGTGGACAGAAGAACTGTCCGAGTTGTTCTTGGAATACGTGGTAACGGGGAAGGTCTACGAGGATATCCCTGAGGATGCGAAGGACTTACTTAACGAAGACCCGTTTGCATAGGGGGTTAAGTAAATATGGAACTGCGTACTGACGATGGAGTCGTAGTGGCTCACGTTGTAGACGAGATTATGATTGCCAACAGGCAGGAGTCCAAGCATAAGTTACGCAGACCAGAGGGTTGGGCATTCGATTCAACGGTTATAGAACAGGCACAGAACGCAGGAGCAAGACGCATACGTATTACGTGTGCTGACACTGGGACTACGTACCGTGTCCTGTTCTCTGACTTTATGGACAACGCATTCCCACTTAACCGTGGGTTCAACAACCAACTGGTACTGGTACTAAAGTATTGGAACACTGGTGAACAGGCAGAACAACTATCACTATTTGGAGGAAGTTGATGACTACGTTTAGACGAAGAAAAAACAGGCGACACCCCAAACTACAGGAATTATTAAACCAGTATGCTCAAGATGAAAACATCAATGGTCCAGAAGCCTACAGAAAGTATCTTGAAGTAGCGAGTGACCCAAGCTGGAAGCTGGGTGTTCAAAAAAGAAGCTCTTTTTTAGCTAGGTTCTACGAAATAAGGCGAAACCAATTTGGTGTAAGGGGGATACGAAACCAGTATACCGAGAGTAAGCCAAAGGTATACCAGACTAAAGAGTATGAGTACAAAATATTTGGGATACCTATATTTAGTAAGCGAGTAAGGAGCAATGTGTAATGTGCCCTGTATGTGAAGGAAAGAATATTATATTTGAAGGCAGATGTTTTACCTGCATTGATTGTGGGTGGAGCAAGTGCAACTAGGAGGATGACATGGCTTTAAGGAAAGCACATAAAGCTGTACTGGAAACATGGAAGAACTACCTAGCTATCAAGCACATAGTAGACAGGAACCCGTACGCAACCCTGCAGGAAATAGGTACGGCAATCGGTCTAACACGAGAGCGTGTGAGGCAGATAATAGTAGAGTCCAAGGACAACCCGGATATGGAGACGATTGAAAGGCAATCACGCAGGGGTGGGGGGTTCAGGGCGTACTGCATAGAGTGCGGAAAGAAACTATCAACAGGTAAGAAAGCCTTTAAGAACAGCACCAAGACGTGCCGTGAATGTCTCAAGGCTAAGCCTATAGTTTTCTTCTGTTCTGGTTGCGGTAAGGAAACCGTGAAGTCTACTCCCGAAGAGATAGCTAGGTGGAAACAAAATAAGAAACACGTTAAGAACCCCAGTCTAAACTTCTGTTCCCTCAAGTGCAGTGGACACTGGCTTGGAATGAACAAGGGATTTGGGGCTACTAAAAAAAGAGAGGAAGAAATTGGACGATAAAGAATTAGAAGCAGTAAAGAAAAGATATACCGAGTGGCGAGACTCAGTAAGGGTAACGCTTAACGAGGATGGTACTGGTTACATAGTCAAAGGTGACGAGCGAGTACCTGAAGAGGTAGTTGACGGGGTAGGTGACGAGCATCCGTTCGTTTTGCCTAGGGTCACAGGGCTTATAGACCACGTTATACACAAGGGTGATGGATTCTATAACCAACGCCCGTTAAAGCTCGCTATGGGCTTTCTAGCAGAAGAACACATTAAGGTTCGTAGCAGTACTATCCAAGAGTACGAAGAGATAATGATGCAAGCATCTGGCATAGCAACAGCCCACATGGAAGAGTCTGCGAACTTTGGGTTAAGAACCCACGCCATACTGGAAGACATACAGAACTCCAGAACCTCTGCTGGTTACCCGTCATACAGGCATGGTGGCGAGCACCAGCCAGCGATAGATGCGTGGTATGAATGGATGGAAAATTCAGGCTTGGAACCTATAGCATCTGAGCAGGGTTTGTATTACCATGATGAGTCCAGTAGCAACGCACCTATCTCGTTTGCAGGTAAGGCAGACCTGATAGCTTTAGATGGTAATGGAGTTCCAGTTATTGTGGACTACAAGACTGGCAAACAACACATGAACCATGCTCTGCAATTGTCAGCGTACGCATTGGCATTATCCTACTGTGGTATGGGGCACTTCTTAGATGCACCTATGGCACGGGGAGTAAGAGCCGTTGCACTGTACCTTCCTAAAGAGGAAGGGGAAAGAGCAAAAGCCAAGGAGGTTAGAGATGTCCTTAGTCAACAACAGGTTTTCCTCTATGCTTGCAAGATTAGACAGTGGCAATCAGGACGTGACAAGTGGAAAAAGTGGAATGGGTAAGAACAGTGAAGAGAAACGGTTTTACTTTGTACACAACAGCAAGGTTGAGATACTAAGCGATGACGCACTGGTGGAAGAGAAGCACGAAGCAGATATCTATGTTGCTATATTCCGTAGGGTAAAGGACAAACTTAACTGTGCTGAACGAAACAGAGTTAACCAGATAAACAGAGAGATAAAGAAAAGAGGAATAAGACTAAAAAAATAACGGCTACGAGGTAGGAGAAACCGTCCGTTTAACCCAGATTGCAGGGGGTTTTTACAAGGAGAATCGCAAACAGTTCTCTGGAATTCGTTCCCTCTGCACCGTCATTTGTTAGTGACGGCTATCGAAATAGGGCACCTTCCTATGGTTGGTACCAACGCATGTGCCTGTGTTCTGGGGGGTGTAGCTTAGAAGGAATAAGCTGCGTATACCCATCAGGCTCTCCTTAAACTCCGATACTCCTGTGAACTTGACGGTAGATGTTACAGCAGGTGTAGCTAGTCCTGAGCATGACACGAAACTGCTCTCACTTTGGAGGTGAGTATGAATATTAATGCTGTTGAACAAACGTGTCACAAAGGATGCGGTTGGCGTGAAGCCTATATGAGGCAGACCGAAATTGTAAAAGCAATGATGGAAGAATCTGACCAAGTATTCCTAAAGACACGGGATATGGTTCGCTTCCTTAACGATATATCTGGACAGGCAACAGAACAGAAGCCTGACTATACAAGCAATACTAGCAGGAGGCGGTATAAGTATGACTGATTTAGAGGTAACAAAGAGGGGAACAATTATAGATGTGAATTTCCCCAGCCAACGGGTATACCTCAGGGCAGAAAGATTACGTGATGGAGGAGAGAAGTTTACAACTGAACTGTCAGTAGACGCTGAACTCTCTATGAATAATGCGTACAACAAGGTACGCCTTAACCGTAGCAACGCAGATATGCTGAACAACAATGTGAAGAAATCTTTGATAGCTACATTGACTGAAGCCACTATGGACTACCCGTATATTATGTGGGGCAATATTATCAATGAGGGCTTTGAAGCAATTATGGATAAGCACAGGGAAGGCGTGCCAGCTACGCAGATGTCCGTGCTTGATGAACACTACCCACGTAGCTACGCACTGTTCCCTTTCTTCACGAAGGGTGTAGCCAATCTGGTATGGGCACCGGGAGGCTCAGGTAAATCGTACCTAGCTTTACTTACGTCCGTACTCGTTGACCGAGGCATGAGTGCCTTGGGTCTACGGGCACCGAAAGGCAACGTCCTGTATCTGGACTGGGAAGAAGAGGAGAATGTATTTAAACAGAGACTCTTTGCAGTACAGAAAGGACTGGGTGTAGGTAATCCCGAAACATCTGGTATCTGGTACAAGAGAATGGCAGGTACTCTGGCTAATAACATCGAGGCTATCTCAAGGGTAGTTGTCGATAACAATATCACCTACGTAGTAATAGACAGTGTTAACCCTGCACTCGGTGGTAAGAGTAACGACTCTGACGCTGTAGAGGATTACTTTGATGCACTGCGAATACTGGAAGTAACCAGCGTCTCGATAGACCACGCTAACAAGATGGGAGAGACTACTGGTAAGTACCAGATATATGGTTCGTCATTCAAACAGGCTCGTGCCCGTCAGATGTACGAGGTAACCAAGATGCAGGAGAGTGACTCTGGTGAGTTGAAAGTTGTCATGCACCACAGGAAGGCAAACGACTTTGGGACTATAGGTCCCAGAGGTTTCACAATTAACTTTGAGATGGTCGATAAGTACAACAGCTTGGAGGACGATTACGAAAAACAACTAGATGTAGTAAGATTTGACACGTTAGGTCTAGGTGATGACAGTGGCAACTTACTCAGAGGAGAAGGTGTAACCACTATTTGTTACCAGCTAGTAAAGGCACACGGAACTATGGAGGTAGAAGAACTCAGAAGTAGGGTGTCTACCATCAAGGACAACGATGTCACACTAGATGCCATTGAACTGGCTGTACAAAACTCCAATATGCTCAAGCTAAATGAAGAAGCAGGAACTGTTGGATTAGCACAGGAGGAAAAACAATGGGAAGTCCAGAAATAAGTGACCGAATAGCCAAACTAATAGAGACTGCACACGATGCAGGACTAACTCTTGTATCAGAAGATGGGAAGCTAAACATACGTGGACCTGAATCTGCGGAAGAGATAGTTAAAGAAATTATAGATAACAAGCTAGAGGTAATAGAGGCTCTGAGTAACGTACTCAGTCATATAGACAAAGAAGTTCATGACCTCAAGGACAGGCTCCGCAAGGGTATTGACTGGTTCTTAGCTGTAGACCCTCACCTCTGGGATACTAACGACAACCCCATAAACCAGAATAGTAAGCTGGAACACAAGATGGTTCAGCTACTCCACAAGTGGGGTGAGATGGAAAGACTACTGCGTAACCTGTACGACTACGAGGGTTGCATCTTTGATGAAGGTGGTTGTCCTGACGGCTCACCTGTTAAGTGCGGTGGATGCGAATAGTATTACCGCACCTGCCACCTCGTGAGGCAAACCCGAATAACAACACACATTATTATGCCCGTTCCAAGGTACGTAGAGAGCAACACGAAGAGATGCTTGCCTATGTACTGGAACAGGGCAGACCTGACACCCCAATGGAACGTGCCCACATCACCATAACGTGGAGAGCAAAGGATAAACGTACCAGAGATATAGATAATCTTCTTGGAGCCATGAAAGGAAGTATAGACGGGCTTGTAAAAGCTGGAGTCCTAGTCGATGATTCAGCCAAGTATTTATCTTACAGCCTATACTATGAATGGGGTGACGAAGTAACAGAGAACGAAACTATAATAGTTATTGAGGAAATAACATGAAGATTAAACTAGCTTTATTGGGAATTAGTACAGCACTTGTAGCTATAGGTGCCAGTGTTATCTACAAGGTCAAGAAGAGTCAGACGTAATAACATCCTTACTGAGGGCTATGATGCCAGCTGCACACACGCCTGATATCTCGTTCATGTTCTTAAACACGCCCAGTATAGCTATGACTCCCAGTATTAATATTGCCACTAAGACCTGAGGTCGTATGTGGATTATTTCCCACCATCGTTTTGGCATTCTTCACTCCTGTCCTCATCGTTTGCCGGGACTCGTTTAACTTGTCCGTAATGAAATAATAATTTATGGTTCTGTAGTGTGTAGTTTAACATTACATCTTCCGTGTTCTTAGGCAGGTTATTGTACTGCTTCTCAAGCCAAGAGCAAGTATCACAGTGTCTTGTTACGCCTTCATTAGCCATGCTGACCACACTATTATGTTAAATAGAATTAGAAATCTAATCACTTAGTATTTATTCGTTACCCTTATCAAGAGCAGGTTCAGAGAAAACCAATTCAACATTGTCTGTAACTGTCCAGTTAGCACCCGTTACAGTTGAGCCTACTTCAAATTCCTTTGTAACCAAGTTACCGTCATGACCAACTTCATTCTGTAGAATCTTTAGAACACCGATGTCCATGTTTTTAAAGGTACAGCTTCCACCCTTCGTCCATAAGTTACTTAGAGTTAGCTTTCCTATCTTTCCATTAACCCCGGAGTTAGGAGCATCAATCCATATACGGTCATACGTACCACCGCTAGTTACCATAGCCTCTGCCTGATGATGACCACCACCTATAGCCCTGTTCCTAGCGTTACCACTAGTCTGTGTTATGGATTGTCCATCACTGGCATTATGTTCAATGACTATCGTATGAGCATCTATATCGGAGAAGTCCATAGATTTACAGCGTGACTTCTCAACTATAAATGTACCTATCTGTAACCGTGTTCCAGTAAAAGCATTGTCTCCTGTAACAGTTGGGTTACCTGAAATTAATACTGCTTCAGTACAGGCTGTGCTTCCATTAGAGCCACAGGTAGAAGGCAATGCAGAAACCTTTTGCCCTGCAGCATCTCCTGAATAAACTGTTCCTGCTGATACATTCTCAATAGTAATCTCTCTTACTGGTACAGCACCTAGGTTAATCCTTAACGTGTTGTCTTTATCATCAAAGTAAGAAGGGGTATCCAGTGGAGCAAGGTATACACCTGAGTCTCCGTTTGAGAATGAACGTTCTGCCAGTACTGTCTCGTTAACTATGACTCCAGTACCTGCAGTAGAGCCTACTGCGAGTAGACCGATAGCCATCTGTGGATTTAATCCAAGGGCACGAAGTAAGCTGTATGGAGACTTGAGTACATTGAAGGTTCTTTTCCATTTGGCTGACTCGCCATTAAGATATTCAATCTTGGCAAATAGCCAGTCACGCCACGAGCATACCTTCCTGTATGCAGAGAGAACCTGACGAGGGAAGGACCGTATACCTCTGCGTACCTCAGGCTGTATGAGTGCCATTAGTAACAGTCCGATTGATACGGAAAGAGTTGCAATCCAGTTCTCATTTAACGAGACAACAATACCATTAGTGTAAACCAGTGCAGGTTCTAACCAACATCCTGTGTAGATATAGTAATCAATACACGTAGTTACATGAGGTTCAATCCACATAATTGGATTGGTATAGGAAATTAGTATTCCAAGGGTACCTGCTACTACTAAAGCAATGATTAATAGTATGCCGAACACTACCCCCAGATTACCCAACGAAACTTTAGGTATCTTGAAATCGGGCATCGCATCACTCCGCTTTTTCTGCCTTGGGTTTTGTTACTCTTGATGTACCCCCCCTACGCTCTCTAATGCGAGTAGAAAATGTGCGAGCCTCTTCTTCAGTGGTAAATTCTCTACTTCCCTTCTGACCAGATTCTGTAGTATAAGTAACTTTATACATATCTACCCCACTCTTTCTATGGATTTAACCAGTTTCCAGAATTTACTCATGCAAGCACTCTGTTCTGTACGGACTATCTTACCGTCTTTCACAGATGATTGTAGAGTTACCAGTAAATCTACAGTCTCATCCATACAGGAACTGTACTTCCTAGCAAACTTGATTGCCTGTATTAAGTTCATGTTCTGCCTCCATGTCTTATTAGTTTACGATATCCCTTTAGCTGTACACCAATCATTAGCAATGGTTTCCAACTCAGCGTTTGTGTAGTTTCTGTTTGTTGTTATTGTTGACGGATAACCGGGGGTACTCATTTCTATGAACCGCAAATTCGGAAGAGTCTTTACATAAGCAATAAGTTGGTCTTTTGTCAGTTCGGTCTTATATGCTGAGTCGGTTCCTCCTGCATCTCCAATCCCAATTAATGTCTTATCTACGGGATGCTTGAAGTAACCGTGGTCGGTTATCCCTGAAGGAAATTGTCCATTTTTAAATGTGTACTTTACGATTGCCATTACTTATTCACGTTGTTTTTAAAGAGCCACTCGCTTCTTACAAGTTCTGTAATACCGATATGGTTCATTACCTTTATATATTCCTCACCGAATACTTCTACACAATGGTCTAGAAATTCATAGAGATGGTCTATGTTAGGTACTTTACCTTCTTCATTTATCAGGTTCTCAACATCAGCTATATATTTTGCAATCACGTTACGTGCTGTCTGCAAATGAATACCGTACTGTTCCAGATACTCAGCATTACCTTGAGTAATAGTGCCTGTAAGAATCATATCCCTGTGTGACTGCCTAAACGCCTGTCTAATGTGATGACGTATCTCATCTATTTCAGCGTCTTCCTCGTCCCACAAAAGAGGTATATCGTTATTCTTTCTTATCTCTTCATAAGCATCCTGAAAAACAGCTATCTCTTTTAATGCACCATCTATGTATACTTTGGTACTTTCCATCCCTGAACGTGCTTCAGCTATATTTATTCTCGAAAGCGGTGTGTCTTCTTTTTCCCACTCCTTAATCTCCAGTTGTTTTTTCTGGAATCTAAAGAAGTGTTCCCTAAGAGCCTCTTTCTTTCTCTCTATCTGGGAAAGACACTGCCTGAGTCTCCTGTATGGGCTATCAGTCATCATGGTAAGTGTCATAAGCTGATTGGTAGTCTGAGTATTTCTTCTGCCAAGAGAATTATTGGCACGTTCCATCTCAACCATACGCTCAGAAATCTTTGCAATTTTTTCTGCCGTCATTGTCGCAAGACCACTTACAGAGTTTCGTATTTCAGCTAGTTCATCCATGTTATCTTCCTGATGTAGAGCCGTTTACTTGATTATTTTCCAGTAAATTACCGACATCAGTACCGTTACCAGTAGATGCGATAGTGATACTGTCTATTTCATCTGCGGTACTACCATCGTTACCACCATAAAATTCTCCTAGGGTGCCGTCAGCAGCTCCGCTTGTCTTGTCCCTGCCTGTATCCAAATCCCCAAAATCAGTTGAATTACCAGTTGAAGCAACAGTTACATACTCCAGTACATTTGTAGCCACACCCGGTGCAGCGAATACAGCCCTGACTGTTGAAGCCACTGCACTACCATTTAGTGAAGTACCAGATAAATCCCCAAAATCAGTTACGTTGGCTGAAGTTGAAAAGTCGTTATATTCCAAGACGTTTACAGGAGTATCTCCTGTATCACTCCATCCACCGCCTATAATATATCTCGTGTCTCCATTACTACCTGAAGTATTGCTTTTTAGAGTAGATAAATTTCCTGCATCTGTGCCATTGCCTGTGGAGGCAATCGTGTAATATTCCATTTGGTCTATTTCATTGCTTGGAACACCAGACCATCCCCCTGCTGAGAACAGAAGGGTTCCATTGCTACAACCGCTTTTAATTCCATATCCAGACCGTAAGTCCATATCGCCAAAATCTGTACCGTTTCCAGTAGAAGCTATAGTTATATAGTCCGTATCGGTTACACCGTAAAGCAACGTCCCTGATGTACCTGATGATAACCCCAAGCCACCTCCAAAAATTCCTCTTGTAGTATTAGAACCACCACACTGGTTATCTGCACGGTTTGTTTGTAAGTCTCCAAAATCAACGGTATTTGCAGAGGCTCCTATAGTTTTATATTGAATTCTGTTAAGGTCAGCATTTGCAAGTGATGTGCCTCCTGCAATTACTCCTCTTGAACCTGCCCAAACAGGACCAGAAGGAACTTCTACACCCATCATTTTCTCAATGTCAGCTTTTTCTACGCCCATAATCTTTTCAATATCATCGGCACTGACACCCATAACTTTTTCTGCTTCAGCCATTATGCAATCTCTACCATTGGTAACTGAGGATTAAAAAATAGTTTATCACCGTGCATACCTATACCAACAATCTGTACAAATTCTCCATCGTCTGCTGGAGCAGTAGCATCTAAGGCTCCAGCTGCTGTGTCAGACACGTATGCCTCACCACCTATGGTTAATGAAATAAATGCGGAAGCATCATGTGCAAATCCATACATTAAGAAATTACCAGTTGCTCCGTTAGCAACGTCAGCAATAGCCATAGCAACTGCTGGCATAGTGCCTACAGCATTGGCACGAGCAGGGGCTACCTGATTGGCTGTCCCTGTCATGTATACAATCTGTCCCTTTGTAATGGTAGAGCCAGTAGCATTCGCAAAGTTGCCATAGATTCCAGTGTAAGCATCATCAGCAGGTTCGCTTTCTATTATGATTCCCTTACCATCAGTCATAGTTACATCTTGAGCAAACGTAACTCCACCACCATCAGCTACGGTCATGGCATCATCACCATCGGTGAAGCTAACCTTTGTGGTCATGACTTCTCCGGGGACATTTATATTATTAACAAAGAGAGCATCACCTTCAGCACTACCATCGAATGTTACAGCCGTAACTGCTGAACCGTTATCATCAACCTTTATGATTACATCTGCATCAGTAGCCTGTGCGTCAATGGTTATGTTACCAACCGTTGTAACAAGACTGGCTGCAGCATCACCTGTACCTATATCGTCTAACGCTGTTGCTCCTGTACCACCAATATCAGATAGTACTTGTGTACCTGTTCTGTAATCTACGTTACCGCTACTATCCAGTACCAAGAACTTATCTGTATCTGTACCAGCTGCTGCAACTGTACTCAGTGTCAGGGTCTTAGCTATGCTAACAGCCTCTGAACTATCTGTAGTAACAAATGTCATGTAGGCGTTGTTAGCCTCTTCAATGATTAATGCACTACCTTGGTTATCGGGAATCTTGATGGAGTTCTCACCTGCTGTGGCAAATACCAAAGCCCCATCACCCCCGGCAGATAGCGTTAAATCTCCTGATATATCAACAGTACCATCAATGTCTAAGTTAGCTGCCAGCTGTAGTCCAGTAGAGTCAGTAATAACTCCATCGGTTATTACCGTGTTGCCTATAGTAAAGTCTGTACTAGCATCTATAGTCGTACCAGTTATAGGATTACCACTAAGCTGTACTGTTCCTGAAAGATTAGGAAATGTAATTGTCCTGTCGGCTGTTGGGTCTGTAATGGCAAAGGTTGTTTCGTAACCGTCAGATGTACCACCTTCAAAAGTTAAAGGACTGGCTCCCTGAAGAGTTGCCCCAACTGTCAGTGTATCCGCAGCTGCGTCACCAAGGACTAGGCTTCCATTTAATGTAGTAGTACCAGTAACAGTAAGTGCGTTACCTACTGTGAGGTTACCAGCTACAGCAAATGTAGAGTTAGCTACTGTTGCGTTAGGTGTAATAGTCACATGAGCAACATAAGTACCTTGGGTATTAAGGTCGTTCCCCATAGTAAAGACACCACCAGCTGCAGCGTTGAATAGCCACCTGTCACCAGCATCATCCCCCTCATCTGCAAACCAGTACATGGGTGCTGGTTGCCCCTCGTTACCTCTTACGTTAAGAACCTCGGTGTCTACTTCAGATAAATGTATCTTGTCGTCAAACTTAATTCTTCTCTTGGAAGAACCACTGGTTATCTGTACATCAAACTCACCAGCAGTAGTGTGAGCAATACTCCATGCCCCATTAGAATCGGTAGTAGTGCTTGCCCTTGATGTTGTCGAAGTGTTTTTGTCATAGAGGTTAATAGTGGCACCAGATACGGCATCACCTGAATCATCGTATAAGAACCCGGCAAAATTAATAGCTGGATTTGCCATTTACCTTCCTCCTAATCTGGAACTATCCTGATAATTTAATGCTTCCCTTGTAGTTCCCAAAGGGTCCTGTTCTAAATAATCCTCATCTACAAACACTAATGTTATCCCCATACCTGCCAGAGACTGTCTGGCAAATATGTCTTGTGCCCTAATCTGGGCACCCAGTTCATAGTGATAGTATACACCTTGAACATTTACTGCTAAGTCTGGAGGATTATTAAACATAAAGTCAATAACAACTCCACCCTTATCTAGTCTTCCTCCCATCAACGGTGACTGGTACGAGAAGTCTTCATCTGGCTGATAACCCAACTCAATTAAGGAAGCATAAAACATCCATTCAGGTTTAGAACCTTGCCATCCTTCAGGTGCTTCAGCTAACGATGGTCGTAATGACATTATCCGTCCAGTATTACTACCCAGCTAACCTTATCTCCACTGGAAGCAACGTCAACATAGAAAGTACTAAAAGCCACAGTACCCCCCTGCTCTCCGAAATTTATCTCAAGTGTATTACCTGCAGATAACTCGTATCCATTAGTGGCAGACACATCACTTACTCCGAAGTAAGCTATACCTGAATTAGCAGCCAGTGCCTTTACCTGTATCCAACGTACCTTGTTAGTTGTGTTAGATATCTGTACTTCTGTACCAGCTGTACCTACTGTTGTAGTACCTGCATCAAATATCATGGTTCCACCAACGTAATTCTAGATGAACCTCGTTCATCGTATCCTGTATATTCAATCCCGGTAGCTGATGTTACATCTACGTAGTAGTTACGTGTTCCACCACTATCATCTCTAAATGTAAATTCCTGTAATGTATTTGATTCTATGGAACTTACTAAATTATTTCTTAATTGCTTGGGGTCGTTACCTTTATAGGTAGTATTAAGGTCTACCTCTACAGTATGTCCATACTTGGCTTCCAGTTTTTTTCTGTATTCCAGAGTAAGAGACACAACGTCTGGGGATTTAGTTGTATCACTACTTCCACGGGCAAGAGTTAACTTAAACTTGATTGACCTAAAACTAACACCAACTGGATTATCAGATGTAGGAAGCAAAAAAGTTTGCGTTCCTTCTGTAGCCCCCAGTGTAGTACTGGTAATAGTTGTTAGGTCTGTATAGGAAGTTGAATAATCAGTAGCGTAAGATACTCCTACTGTTTCGTCTGATGAAGCATCCTGCACTTCTACCTTTAACTTTATAGCCAGCTTATCTACTTCTGTTTGCTGTGCATCAAACCAAGGGGTTTCATGTGTACCTGATGATTCATACGCATAGTCTGTTCCCTCAACAGCTACTAACTGAGATGGATTAGTTACATCAAAAGGAATTAATTGACTGTAAACCTGACCATCCAATCCCCACCATAACCTGTAATCACCCTTGCCAGCATTAGATACAAGCATTTTATCTACTGCCTTACCAGCCTTTGCAGCTGGAGCAACCCATTTAGTTTCCCATCCTGTATCGTTCCACGCCACTATGGATGACTGTCCACTACTTGCAGCAATTACGTTCTGACTACGTGCTGATGAACCAGAAGTAGCACCACCCTGCCACGGTATATCTGTAGCTGCCTGTGCCCCCGGTGCAGTAGTAGCATCTATTGCTGCTATCAATTCTGTATGGGTACCTACTAATTGTTTAATGGTTCCCCTATATGTTGCAGGAATACCATCGTCTCTGTCTGGTCCCATAACTGTAATAACAGCGTTATTGCTACCGTTAATATATTTATATATACCAAGACCGCTTGGGGTGTATATAGAATCACGCCACCTTACTGAACCCGTTCCATTAAAGTTATGAAAGGGTAACTGAAACTGTGTTTCTACCCATCTTTGATTAGCGTAATCATGAGCATAAAGTCCCGTTTTAGTAGCTGAATAGATAATCTGTTCACCAGTGGCATCCCTACCAACAAATAAATCTGTTACGTAGTCATTCTGTACAGGTAGCTTGGCATCATTAACAGGAGTGCCATCTATAGTAAGCGTGTACCAAAGTTGCCCTGTGCTATCTATTCCCCATAACCTATCGTCCCAGTATGTAAGAAAGTTAGCATCTGTTGTTTTGTCAGTTACCGTAGTGGCAGAGGAAAAATAACTATACCCTCCACCATGGGCAACAACTATATAGTCTGTACCGCCCATTCTTACAGTAATAGAATCTGTTGGGTCAGCAGGAAAACTATACGCACTACTACTATGAGTTACCCTAGTCCACCTATCGTTAGCTTCACTGTAGTAATAAGGAGCAGTTGAATAACCTGCATACAGTACTGTTCCTAAGTCCTGTATAAATGTTATTGCTCCCTGTATAGAAGTATCGTCAGCATCCTGTGCGGTAGTTGCCGTAGATAATGCTGGTAATACTAGGTGATGTCTATGCCTAAGGTTACAGGTAGAATACCAAGCCCTGTCAGCATCAGATGCTCCCTGCATTCTTTCAACACCAATACCGCCACGCCAATCAGACCAAGAAATAATAGAGGAACGTAGATTGCTGTCTCTGGTAGTGTCCCCAATGGTTACTTTAGCTGGATATATAGATGCCAGTACGCTCTGTACGGGGCGATTCAACGGGTAATAAGTACCCCCAAGATATATCTCGTTATCGTCTACTACCTTGCTTGCCATTATTCAACGACTCTTCCTGTGATTAGTAAGGGGAACGCCCTCTTAGCCTGTTCAGCTAATCCTAACCAGAAAGCAGCCTGTTGTCTCTTCTGGTCTGGGTCTGTATTAGCCCCACCAGAAGATGCTGCAAACGCTAATCCTGTTGCCCTTGCGATTATGTATGAATCATCTACCTCTGTAGCTGTTGTCTCGGCAGATAGCAGTGCAGGTTTATCTCCACCTACTATCTTTAACATAGAGTAACCAGCTTCAAACTTACCTGAATCAGTAAGCACTAAGTCCCGTGAACTCCTGTCTATCTTCCATAGATGCTTGGGGAATATCTCCCAGATAGCCGTATCATTCTGAACTACCTTTAAGTCATCAAGTCTAACCTGACACGCATTAAGGTCAGCATCATATTCTAATCCAATAGATATAATTGCCGTATCAGTTTCTGGATTAGCAAGTGCTACCCTGAAATAAGTCCAAGTATCAGCAGATAACGCTGGAACACTTAAAGTTTCAAGAGGACTAGCACAGCTAGCAGAATCATCTAGTAATATTTTTAGATTACCTGCGGATGTAGCTACTGTACTTTTTATCCAGCCTTCAAGGTAATCGTACTTACTTATATCTTTACTGGTTATAGAATCTGTAGCTATATCTCCTGCACTGGCACCAGATGCAATAACAAATTTGTTACTACCTGTTCCCTGTTTCTTGTCTTCTGTATCTACAGTAACTGTTATGTCTGAATCTACAGTTTCATCAAATGCAGCATTACAGGAATGTAATCTGGTAAACGATATGCTGCTTCTGTAATACAGTCTGTTAATGATAGATATATTACTGGGGATATCGAATCGCAATACCTTTCCATCTGCAAACAATGCAGTATGCGGTGAACTCGACATATCAGGGTTCTCTACCGGGTCATATGCCTGACCTGTAGCATCTATGATTGCCTGATTAATGAAGTCGTGTATTACAGCAGGGTCGTATGGTTCATCCCATAATTCATATTCATCAGAGCTGGCTACAGTAAAGCTGGCATTCTGTTGAAACTGAATAGTGTTATTACTGGCTGTGTAATCGTTAACATACTGTGTAGTCTGGGTAGTTCCGTCACTCGCATCAGTGACAAGAACCAACTTACCGTTATAGGTATCGTCTCCACCTCTAAACGTATTAACGTCTATAAGAGTGTTATTAGTACCGCCTGTAGCGTTACCAACCTTTAAAGCCCCTAGGTTGTAACCTATGGACTGCCTTAGTTGTTTACGAGTTCTTCCCTGTACAGGCATATCTAAGCCTCATAATTTTACTCGTCAGCAGGTTCGTCTACTACCTCAGGCTCTTTCATCATATCCTCAATCGTTCTCTTTAACGCTGCCACCTGCAACTCCAGATTAGTTATCTGAGTTGTCTTTGCCTGTAATACCGCTCCTACATCTGCTGAAGTAATGTCTATAGTTCCGTTCTGTTCGACCATCAGATACCTCGATAATAAATTCTATTGTTTGTACTCTCTCTACGCTTCTCAGCGTATTCTCTAAACTCTTTTAACTGCTTACCTATTTCTTTTCTCTGTGCAGCTGTAGGCTTCTTCTTACCATCTGTAACACGACACTCAATCAAGAATGTCTCCAGAGCCTGTGCTGCCATATCTTCTATGTGTGCCTGAGAAATCGTAGGGTCTGCAGGTATCTTCACAACCTGTGACCTGCCTGTCACGGGGTCATGAAACTGGAAAGTGTGTACAACAATGAACACCCCTGTCTCACCGTTATAGCCAGTGTCTTCACCGCCTACATACGTGGAGCCTTCGGGTGTCCAAAGTTCTACTGGCTGCATTAAATGTTTAGATATACCTCATGGTATTCACCGTTAACACCAGCAGTTCTTCCCATTGCTCCTATATCTTGTAAGGAACCATCAGCAAGTTCAACTGCTCCATCAGTACCATTAGACCTCATCAGCCCTAGTCCTGCACCGGGAGTACCTTGTATAAGCACAACGCCTTGACCTCGTACTTGCAACCATCCATAGCTACCACTGGCAATATCATTCATTGTTACTCCAACAGCAGCCCCAACAGCAGTTGCATTAGATTGAAGAACGCCCGAAGTAAGAGGTTTAGCACAACCAACTACATCAGTACCGTTTGTCAGTGCGGTTATTAAGCCGTCTTCATGGTCTAAAGTAACAGTTACACCTGATGTTCCAGCAGCGTTTCCTTTAATTCTGTATCGGAACCCTGCTCCTGCACCGCCACCTGCATTTACATACAGAAATCCATCTGCATATTCATCAAGAGTGACAGCACCACCAAATGTGACAGATACAGTTGTTGACCCTGCAGCGGTAGTTGCAACAGCCAAGTCATCATTCTCATTAGATTCTATAGCAGCAGATTCCATTAGTTGCCCTGCTAATACAGCTTCACCAGAAGACGCATAGATATACTCTGTATCAGCAATCTGCATTCTGGTTCCTAGCTTGTGCTTTTTAGCAGTAGTTACTACCTGCTCCCATCCCCATTTTCCCATTATAGTTTGTGGAAACGACATATCTAACCTCCTTAAAGGTTACTTGTTACAGGGTTTACCCCCTGCGACCAACCGTTATTTATTTAGAGAATCCTGAGAGCCACGGTCAATCGTTACAACTCTCAGGACTCTATTATACATCTGGGTGAGACTTACGTTTATGGAACGTCAACTTAGACGATGCCCCAGCTAGGTTTGCAGCTTCCGCTATAAACCCACACTCTTCACATGTCTTAGTAACCATCTCTGAATTAACTTCAGGTTCTGGTGCTGGTTCCACATACGATTCTCTACACCACTGACAATCACAACTTACTCCGGGTTTCCACGGGAACAATCCGATTTGAGCCTTTCTTAGCACATAGTCTGGATTGCCGGGGACTCCTGTAAGAGCAGTCCCTATATCTCTAACGACTTCACCTTGAACATTTAAACTGGCTTTATGCCTGTATAAAGTTGTCTTGGCTTGCCACTCGTCTATGTACCTCATGGAGAAGCCACTATTAACTAACTCCATTTTTTGTTGGTTTCTTTCGGTTATTCCTGCCATGAATTACCCCTTATTAAGATGTTGCAAGGTCACCAATTTCAAATGTAACTGGGGCACCACGACTATCATCCAGTTCAAACACACCATAGTCAGCAGTCATTACAACCTCAGTAGCCCTGAGGGACGCATCTCTTTGTCGCTCAGTTCTGGTGTCTACGCTAGTCAGAGCAGCCAATGCACTCTTATCAGCGATAACACCAATTCCAGAGTCAACTCCAGTTACTTTAGAAATATTACCGTCTTCAAATATGGAGATACCATTTATAGGTCGTAGTCCACTATAGAAGTTCTGTAGTAAATCTACGCTCCAGCCATTTGTAAGACCAGCTGCTGCTGCAGTGTCTGCTGTAGTAGCAGATTGCTTTGACAGTGTGGCTACAGCATTTGGGTGGTGAACTATGTAGACCTGAGAACCAAACTTGTTAGCTTTAGCCTGAGAAATAATTGCATGTACGTTTGCAGTGTTCATTTCTCTGCCATCAGCACCTAGGTCTGTTCCTCCATTAAGAGCAGAATACAGAGCAATTACATCTGTATCTTTCTTTCGTGCCATACCGTCACCCAGTTGTCGTCCAATCATGGAAAATACGTTAGGTGCAGATTGCCTAACGAGTTTGTCGGTCAGAATAACTTTAGCCCCTACCTCGGATGCGGTAAGGTCTACAGTGGTCATTCCAATCTCTTCCTCGTCTACTATGTCCTGACCATCTACTAGGTCACTCATGGACATCTGTCCTACTTTAGGGACAGTTACCTGCTTTGCTCCCTTTGGCAGTTTGAACTGCTCAATCAGTGCTAAAGCTGGTGCGTTATGCTCCTCTGTATATCGAGCAGCACTAATAATTATTCTTTGGGCATTTTCTAGATTGCCCGTTGTGGCTGTTTGTGCCATTTTATTTCACCTTATCCTAGTCCAGCAGCCCTTCTAGCTGCCGATTCTGCTTGAGGTGACCTGTCACCTTGATTGTACCTCTCTAGCCACCTGTCCTCGTCATTAGATGCAGCAGGTGTGGACTGATTGTCGTTAAATGACTGATTAGGTACCAGTTGTGCCCTTAACCTAGCAATTTCGGCATCCTTATCTCTGTCTGAAGCTATCTGCTTCGCTGCTGCTTCCATGGACTGTGGGTCCCGGTGCTGTCGAAGTTTACTTAAATCATTAAGACCTAAGTTATATTTTTGGGCAATGACTTCAGCTGCAATAGCCTGACCTTGTACATACTCTACAACTTCCTGCTGTTGCTGCTGCACCCTTGCCTGTTCACTCACTTGATTTAACCAGTTCCTAGCTACAAACTCTGCTTGGTCTGGCATGTAACCTGCATTCTCTAAATCACTTTTGTACTTTTCATAGTTTTGATTTAATGCAGCTTCATATTGAGAACGCTGATACTGAGCGTTCTGTTGTTCTAACTGTGCAAGTCTCTGACCTACATCATCCTGAGGCTGTGCCTGTGGAGGAGTATCTACAGGAGGAACAGGAGTATCCGAATCAGAGGCAGGAGATATAGCTTCTGATTCTGTTGTAGCTGTGGGGCTTGATTCTGCCTGTTCCGCTGTATTTGTATCCTCACTAGTGGGGTCGTCAACAGAAGGAGTAGGGGTATCCTCAAACGTGTTAACCCCTGCAAACTCCTCAGTAATATCTGTAGTTGTACCTACACTATTATCTATAGGAGTATCGACTGCTGGCTCTGTATTTTCTGGTGTATCTGCCTGATTAACCATATCTTACCTCTAGCTTAGAATTATTTTAGTATACCCTAAGGTTACCGAACAGCACTAGGGGTAGGTTGAAACCCTCTAAATGAGTTCATGTCTAACTGGTTTGGATTAAACCCTCCGGGTGTACTTATTCCCATATCTGGTCCAACTGGATTCTGATACGGGTTAGCTGGAAGCTGGGGTGGTAGCAAGTTAGGCATGGGAGTTCCCCATAACCTTGCTCCATACCCTATTCCATCTGGAGTTACAGGCTTATATCCTCTATCAGGGTTTACATCTCCATACCAGTAAACTAATAAGTTATCTAATAAAGACTGACCTGTAGAAGGGTCTACAGTAGACCTAACATATCTTTCTCTAACAGAATCCCTGACTCTTTTTAAACCTTGAATCAAAGAATGTTGACCCATGTCGTATTTTTCTCTATCACTCATAGGTGTACCATCTGCCTTCATTCCTGAAACATAAGTATCCCATAACTGTTTCTGTTGTGGAGGATAATCAGGAATAAACGAATCGGCTGTTCTTCCTATTTCCCAGTATGGATTCATAACAGTACGTGCCCTGTCATAGCTAACTTCCATATCTGTCATGTTGGCTCTACGTAAATCTGAAAACCTATTGAATACCTCTTCTCCATGATAGCTACGTATTGAATTAATAAAATTATCCCGTGCTTCATAGAACTTATCTTCTTCTTCAGGGTCTACTCTACCTGTCTGAGGATTAGCATCTGGGTATTTTATTGAGAAATACGATGTCATCAGCATATCCAGTGTTAATTGAATATTTTCAGCTGATGCCTGTCCAATAACCTGATGTACCATATTGAAATATTTCTGTTGCTCTTCTGCAGGAAAGGTATATATAGAATTAGGAGCATAAATTTCAGGAATTATTTCCCTTGCAAACGAAAACTTCCCAAGTCTTTCCGACCTTCTGTTTTTCCAATCCTGTGAAGTCATTCCACCCGTTGTCCCCATTGGTTTTTTAGACCACGTATCTAATCCAGCATCATCCTCTTGCTGCTCAACCATCTGTTGCTTACGTAATCTTCTAAATGTAGTCTGTACCTCTGCTCTTTTAGAAGCATCTACTTCTGGGAACTCGTCTTCACGTAGTGATTCAGTTAACTCCCGTACTCCACCACCGTAAGGAGGGTTATACCGTCTTACAAGTTGATTAATAACAGGAAGCTGCGACCATTCAGTTCTGGGTTTTCGCAACTCTGTTTCAAATTTCTCAAGTGCATCTATACCTTTCCTTGCAATAGTAGCCCTGTAAGCTGTTCGTTCTGAAGATGTTTTTTTACCTCTATATTCTTCAACCTGTGCTTCAGGAGATTTAGCTAAGGTTTCTTTATACCCAAGTGTTCTGCGTAATTCATCTATTCCTTTACCAACATAATCTGTCAAACCCATGACTGATTGACCTGAACTCCCAAATAGATTATTTGAAAGGTGGTCCATTCTTTGTGGGCTGTCATATACCCAGCCTTCTGGAATTATGTTTTCAGATATAAACTTTGCTGTTGGCGAAGTTCTCTGGTCAAACTGAAGTTCCGGGTCTAAGTGTTGTAACTCTTCAGATACTATAGGTTCATCTCTCCAGAAATCTTTACCCGTTGTTTCCTCTAGAATTTCTGATGCAAACGGTATACTGCTTACCAAATTTGTATCTGGTAACGGATTCCAGTTATCCATAATCTGACCATAGAATTTACCTATATCAGTTTTTTCTAATCTTTCACCAGTTTCTGGGTCTGGTTCCTGAGCCATTTCATGATGCTTTTCCATCAGGTAAACAGGCACACCAGCAAATATAGTCCACTCTCTGGTTCTATGGGGAATAACAACATAGTTAGGAACTACCTTACCTGTAGATGCGTCTATTTCCACGTTGCCGTTTTCATCCTTACGGGGAGGCATTAAGATTAAAAGTCCAGTATATTTAACCCAGCCCGGAATATCCCAGTATCCCCATTCATCTGCGTGTGCCAAATTCCATGCCATTATTCCTGTTTGAGCAACCATAACTCCACCCAATCTCATAAGAGACATTTTAGCCATGCCACGATGTTTGATATTAGGCATTATTTTATCTAAAGAACTAAATACAGAATTTTCGTAGTTTAATTCTGCCATTAAGTCTTCTGGATTCTGACCCCTCTCAAAAATATATTCCCCTTTCTCATCTAAATCAGGAAACTCTCTACGTATATCTATATCTTCAAATACTTTTCCTGTAGCCCCTCGTCTTCTAGGCATTGGAAGTGCATCTTTAAATGTTCCAAACTCCCACCTAGGTCCTCCCTCTATGGGATTCATAACAGGTCTTACGTTTGGATGTAGATTTATACCAAGAGTTCTGAAAGGTAATTTAGCACCTTCAGCAGCAGCGTTAATGAAATATGTATACGGGTTAATGTTTCTAACCCATGCCCCACCACGCCAGAAATCCAACGTAGCATCCAGTGCAGTAGTTCCTGCCTTTCTCATAGCAGGATGGTCAGCAAGTCCCCTACCCGGAGTTCCCTGATAGTTATTTAATAACTCGTCTTTCCATTGTGCTTCAGGAAGCTGCTTTAATCTAAGCCATTCCTTACTACCTAGTTCACTACGAATTGTTCTTTCAAATACTTCTAACCTTGGAGACTGTTCAAGAGACTTTGCTCCACGGGCAATAAAGTTAGTTTCAACTTTTTCATTAAGCCAAAGCCTAGCCTTATCAGAAGTTCCAAAGTCATCTGCCCAGAACACTTCATCCCCGTGTCCACCAGCATCATTGATACGCTGTTGTAAATCTTTTGCTTCTTTATATATATTGCTTGTTCTTGATTTATCAGCACCAATTACTTGGAACGCTTCATATAATCTATCTTCTCCCTCACGCATTATTCCGTTAGGGTCGGTTAATTCTTTTTTCATACGTTTGAGAATAGTAGGAGGTGCAATGCCATATCTAACCCATACGGTATACATGTCTATGAATCCGTTTGCAATCATAAACACAGGACTGAATGTAGTTAATGACGCTCTCTTCATACCAGCAGCTGCAGCAAGCCAACCTTCAAGTTCCTTGGTACTTCTGGTAGCCATGCCACCTTTACCATGAATCATCTCAAAGACATCTTCATCTATATATTTTCCACCTACTCCACCGAAAACTCTACGCTCTCCGTTTTCCCAGAAAACCAAGTAACCCTGTTTCTTTTTTCTATCAAATGGGATTTCGTGTCTTATTACTGTTCCATCTTTCTTTTTAGTTGCAAATTCATTTGTAACTTCTTTTAACCAGTTAAGAGGTTTTTTAGTTTCTCCTACAAGCTGCACATTTAACATATGGTGCATAGCTTTATTAGCTGTATTCTTTTGAATCCTATACTCATTACTGGCAACAGTTCGTAACATTACTTCTGGGTCTAACGGGTCTAATGCTCCTAATGTTGGAGCATCTTCTTTTAGTCCCTGAATTACATTTCTTTCTATAGCTGCAAAAGCAGAATTTCCACGACCACTACCTGCTTTCTTCTTAGTCATGTACTCTGCGTAAATTGTAGGGTTATAGTAAGGATAATCTTTTTTAAGTTCGTCAGCTAACTCCCGTGAAATGTGACCTGTTTTAACAAGTCTTTCTCGTTCCACATTATAGAATTCAGCTAACTCTTTTGCTCCCTGCTCTACACGGGCAAACTCAGAATCAGTCATTTCATCTCGCATGGAAGTAATCCATTCTTCCATTTCCCTGTAGGTGCCGTCTGCATTAGTGGTAACAGAATCTTTTATAGCCTTTCCTGTACTAGGGTCATAGGGAACAGGAAGTTCTCTAGCAGCCATGTTCGGAGTACCATCTGGCTTTACAACAAAGTTTCTCCAGTGCATAGCCTGTACGTATCTACTAATGTGATGGTATTCAACTCCAACATTGTCACCAGCTTTTTTACCAATTAACGGGTCTATTCTTGAATCTTTAAAGTTTTGTATTCTTTTTACTGCTTTAGGAAGAATAGAACCCGGTGCTAAATTAATATGAGGCAGTATATCTAAATCAGAAAATAGATAATCCCTAATCTCCGCTAATTCTCTCCTAGAAAGAATATAGTCAGTTAATATTCTTTCCCTGTTACTGGAATCAAATACCCTATTCATCCACCTAACCATTTTTTCAGGTATCCAAGGAAACATATCAGATACAGATTTTTCAAATGCTGTCTGACTGTTGTCATAGTTCTCAAACCTGTTTCCAGTTTTCTTACTAGATGCTTGTACTGCTTCTTTTACAGCAACATCATGAACAACCTCTTCTGCTTGTTTCTTGCCAGTAGAATCAGTTCGTGCAATATGTTCGTCCCTCGCTTCCCGTGAAAACTCATCTGGAGCAGGATACTTAGATTCTTCCAGTGCATTTATTTCAACATCATTAAGAGGTTTGTTAACAGGGAACAAACTCTCATCATCTATTAATCGTGACTGTAATGCGTTTCTATCCCGTAAGGGTTCGGCAATATTAGTATCTAGTATTCCCTGTGATGCTTGGTCTAAGTAATCGTCAATTTCCTGAGCAGTAAGGTCTAACCTTCTAGCAAGCAGGTTTCTTAACTTTCCATAGTAAGAACTGAATCCTCTCGTGGTATGTTTACCCTGTCGTCTGAGGTCAATTAAATTATTAATTGCGTTTACTGATTCATTAAAAGATTCTTGGAACTCTTTTTTAACACCACCTTCAGGTGTGTATTTACCAGCAGTTGCACGTATTTGTTCCTCTAAACGTCTTGGAAGTCTGGTAGTTCTAAGTGTTCTTTCTGTCCCTTTAATTGCCTGATATCCTATTTCTGCATTAGAAAACCTTCTTAACGCAGGAGCAGAAGCTAAAGGTAATCCTTCACTATTCCACCAATCCAAGTCAGATGCCGTAATATCTTCAAAAGACTTACCAATAATAGATTGTATTCTCTGTGTTCTGTTTAATGCTTGGGCAGGTACATCAGGAACTATAGGTCCTACCTCTTCACCAAGTTGTAACTGCCTTCCGGGTGATTGCCTAAGTCCCATTTGCATAGGGGTTATTTCTGAATCTAATCCTGTCAAGAAACTATTTATTTCTTGGTAGTCATTAGTTACTTCACCTTCTGGAATAGTAGACCGACCACGTACCTTCAAGCTATCTAGGTGTCGTCCTACTGCTTTTAGTTGTTCGTTTCCGTATCTATATAATGGGTGGTCATTCGATAATCGCTCACCATTGATTTTAGCGAATCTGTCTTTTACGAACCACGTGTTAGGTAAGTCATCTGCTCCTTTCCCTCCGCTTAATAACAGAGCATCAAAAGGTGCATATTGACCAGCCCTTGCTCCGTCACCTGTAACGGAACCCCCATCTCCTGTACGCCTATAGAATGGTTGCATTTCACCATCTGGCATACGAACCATTATTATATTTCTGTCTTTATATTTAAGAGCCTTAGGGGATATTGATATACCCTGACCAGTATCTGTCATGTTCCCAGTATTGAAACGACTCCAATCTCTGTCTGCTACTCTCCTAAACTCCTCCGTATTCACATACGCTACATTTTCATCTAATATTTGAGGAGGCTCAGGAACTTCCCCTCTATTAAGTCCCCATACACGTTCTTCTGCTGCACCACCTTTTCTAGACTGATAACCGGACAGTATTTCATCAGGGGTAGACGGTGGCTGAGGTACATCACGAACAACTCCATCTACTTCTATTCTAGTTGTCCCTCCTTCAGGTAAGCTACGTGACAGATTTTCTATAGTTGCATCAATTGAACCAGTTGGTAGTTGTGTAGTGCCAGCAGGTAATCCTTTAGGGAATAGTCTTGGGGCTTTTGCAACTTTTCCTGCCAATCCAATACCAACATAGTTAAGTGGGTCTAGTCCCAGTTCTATAATAAATTTTGTAAGACCACTTATTCCTGCTTGATTATATGCAGCCTGTGCAGACTCCTGTCTTCCGTAGCCCTGTGCCTCTAGCTGTTTTGCTATAGCTGCAGCTTCTTCATCAAAAAGTGGATTTCGCATACCATATCTAGCTAGAAATCCTTCAGACGTAGTAACATTTCCACCTATTGGTTGCATTACTGCTTCGTCCCAAACGCCAAACACACGCATTAAATCTGGTTCAGTGTATCCACCAAACTGGGATAGCGTATTTAATAGCCTGTCTTTAGTTGGCGTTATGAATTTACCAAAAGATTTTAATGCGTCCCTATCGCTATCTTCCCAGAGATACTCTGGTTTATAGGAATCTGATGAAGGGTCTAGTTCAGGATTATATGCTTCTTTTGCTCTTTGTTCTGCTTCTTCTGCATAACCTTGAAACGGTACCCAGTCACTTATAGTGCCACTACCAGTTGCAGCCTCGGCTAAAACATTAGCGGTTGTTTTTCCTAGGTTACCTAAACCAGTAAAGAACCTACCTGCCCTGTCTCCCCAGTCAACGGGTTCAGGTGGAGTAATAGACATGGTTTCCCCGGTTTTAGGAGAAACAACATTTACTGGAGGTGGGGGTGGAGCCATAGGAGTAGTCCACTCCTCACGGAAATCACGCCACGGATTCCCTTTACGTAAATATTCTCCAAAACTTTGATTACTCCCTGTAGAACTGAAAGGATTAAAGAATCCTAGTACATCTCTATCACCAGTAACATCTACCGAACCCGGAGCATTGCGGTCATATGTGGGGGGTCCAAGTGGGGCAGAGGGCATTATTCCCTTTTCTCTTAAACTGGGAATAAGAGTATTAAATATTTCATCTAGACGAGCAGTAGCCTCAGGTGAACGAGTTTCACCCGATTTATCTACGTCAGCCCTATAGTCAGCATATGTTCTTCGGTTCATTAGAAGTAAATGTGCCTAGTTGCTGGAGCAAATCTTCTAGCAGAAGTTCCTTTTTGCTGTGGAGTTAATGCTCCATATCGTTCTGTAAAAGGAACCCCCTGTAAAAATTCAGAAAAGGATTGCATACCTTGAGTAGGGGTTCCCCCTCCTGCAAGTTGCTGCATTCCCTGACCCTGTTGCCCAAGATACTCGTTATATATATTGGAGTACTGGTTAGACCAGTAATCTTTCTGTCTTTCCTGAGGTCTGGTTATATTCCCAAATCCCTGACCTGCAAACGGTATTGCAGCCTGATAAGCCATCTGGGGATTATCAGCAAGTAAGTCAGTATAGAAGTTTTCAAAAGGATTTTTTGCCATTGTTAACTCCTAATATATCTGTGCGTTAGGGTCATTAAAAGCATTTTTAAAATTTTGCCAACTATTATCAGTAGGTGCAGCTGGTTGAACCGCCATTTCTACACTGGGGTCTGGTGTAACCTGTGCCCCAATGTTTGGAGCAGTTGGTACAGTAGGTCCAGCCATTGCCTGTCCTGCCATTGGATTTCCATATTGTCCTGATACCCAATCAGCAAACTGTCTTGCAGCACCTAACCCTGATTGAGTTGGGTCTGCCATTGCCATTGTCTGGTATCTGTTTGCAAGAGACTGTCTTAATGCTCGATTCCATGCAGATGGACCACCAGCAGAAGCAAGAGCAGCATTAACTAAATTACTCTGTAACGCATCTCCGCTAACTATATTCGGGTCAAAGAACTGAGTATATCTTGGGTCTAGTCCCTGTGGTGACCTTCCTGAAAGCTGATTAGCAATATTAATAAAACTTTGCTGTAGTCCCTCTTGTCCAGTAGCTGTCCTAGTAGGGTCAGCCAAGAACTCTGCAAATGTTCCTGTTCCTGAAACTTGAGGAGCTAGCATATATCTACCTAGTGAAGGTTGATATCCTCTACTAAGAGTCCGTTGGTAATCTCCCATAGTAGCTACACGTGGGTCGTAAGGAGTTCCAGCTGCTCTCATAGCAGTGTAAACTCCATAAGGGTCATCTCTGTTTGCCAGTGAAGCTGATACTCCAAACTGTGCTGGTCCCATTCCGGGTATATCCCATCCGATAGGCGTACTTGTTCCTTCTGGCAGTGGCAGTACAGGAATTCCTCCTCCTGTTTCAGGTACGTTTACCCCTGCGTTAGGTCCATATGACATTAATGATGCTGTAGGTGGTGGGAATGTATCATCTAATACAGCTGGAGTTACAGTAGGTGGTTGAGTTGCTACAGCCGGGGTTGCTACAGGTGGCGTTATCGTAGGTGGAGTTGCAGCTGGTGGTTCAGGAACTGCAGCAGGTGGTGGAGTTATAACCTGAGGTTGAATGTCAGGTGTAGCTGCACCGTAGTCTGGAAGATTTTCTTTTATCTGCCCCTGTGTATCTGTATCAAACTGGGACATCCATCCTTCTAAACCTGCTTTTACAGCAGCTTGGTCTTCTTCTGAAAGACCTGCCATAACATCACCAGTTAAAGCCTCGCCTCCAGTTGTAGGTGGCGAAACAGCCCCCTCGCCAACATTAGCTGAATACCCTTGGTCCCTAGGGTCAGAAGATGGACCAGTAGGTGCTGGAGGAACAATCATTCCTCCAACGTCAGCTGAATATCCTTGGTTCCTAGGGTCAGAAGATGGACCAATAGCTGGGGGAGGGGCAGGAACTACAGGTTCTGGAACTGCAGTTATAGGACCTGAAGCAGGGTCTGTTTCAAAATCTCCTCTTCTTCTAATAGTCATAGGAGCATTAGCAGGAATCCCAGCTGCCGAGGCATTCGGGTCACTATCACCCATTTCAAACACAGGATGACCGGGTGGCATTTCCTGTGCTGGTAAATATGCTGGACTACCGCCAGATGGATTTCTTCCCCATTTAGCCATATCTTATCCTCCCGGTGCTGATGGTATTAAACCTAAATCTGCCAGCCTAGATGCTGACGATTGTGCCCCCGGTCTTGGAGTACCTGCTGGTACTGAAGGACCGACTGGAGCAGTTGGAGCCACTGGTGGGATACCAAGACCAGCATTAGGCATTACCTGTGGAGGTAATCCCGGAGGTCCCTGTGGTGCCAGTTGTGATGGTGGTGGCATCATCGGCATTCCCTGTGGCATTCCCTGTGGCATCATTCCCTGCGGTGGAGGTGGTTGAGGCTGCTGCATTCCTTTCTCCAGCAGGATTCTTCGTATCTCCTGCTCGTAGAATATAGCAACATCCTCCCTTCCTTCCTGTACCGCACTCTTATACATAGTCCATAACGCTGCTTCTGGCAACATTCTTTCTGCCATTTGAGCATTAATAGAGTCATCAATCTGGTCTGCAGACTGCATTCCCAGTATCTCGTCACGGATAAACCTGTCAGGCAACAGAGGAGTCTGACCTTCTCTTGCTATCTGAGCCATGCTCATTCGTGACATGTCATCCTGAGGCAACTGACCTATAAGTCTTACCTCGGAATCTCCTGCATTACGAATAGTATCAGGAGAAATCTCTTCTGAGAAATACATCCTGTTCTTATCCTGACCACTTACCTCTATAGATTTAAAGGCTCCAGTTATGTACTGGTCTGAAAGCATCTTGAATATGCACATATATGCACGTTCAAGTGCTGTTAGTCGTGGAACAAGAACAGTTTCAACTCCCTGACGTAGGGTATTTATTGCAAAACCTGATAATTGAAATTCTAATTGCCCATAAACGGAGTGTGGAAGACCGCCTCTTTGCATCTCGCCTGAGACCATACTCATAAAGGCTCCAGATTCTCTAGCCATTTCCAGCAGACCGAGGGGTTCTATATCCTCTCCCTGCCCAAGTGCTATCTCGGAGCCTTCCTTGTAGGGGTCTTCTTCAAGTGTTTTAGTACCGTCACGGGACTTTACCTTGATTCCCTGTCTGCGTGAACGTGCTGTAAGTTCCAGCATGACGCTCATCATAAAGTTATGTTTTTCAAATAAGTCACGGGAAGATTTAAAGACTGATTCTCCGAAATCTTCTACCGTATCCTGATTACCTGTATCGGTAATTGTCTGTATAAATGGCTGGGAACCTACGGGACCAATAAATACAGGAACCTTTGTTCCCCCATGTTTAGTTCTTTTTTTAAGAACCATCTCATCTGTGCAGACTATATTGTCTTCCCTGTCATAGAAGTCGTATACATCTACTGCATCATCGTCATCTAAATCTGCTCCCTCACCGCCAACCTCTACATCGTATGCTGCTTTGATTTCAGAAGGAGTCTTTTTAGACTTGTAACAAGCCCAGTCTAAATCATTCTTACCCTGTCCCCAGTAGGTGTGCATCGGGTCCCACGGCTGAATATCTACAAAGGTCTCACCGTCATCGTCTTTTACGAGTAGTGCCCTGCCTGAAAACCATCCTCTAAGTGCAATGAACCAAGCCATCTGCTGTCTAAGACCGGGTTGCATTCGCATAATAAGTCTTTCGTCAGCAGCTTTAAGAAGACCTATAAGAAATTTTTCCTTGGAATCGTTATTCTCTCTCTGTTCCCTGTCAGAATTACCGTAGGGAATGCGAACAACCATTTCGGCAGATGTCATCCAAGCTATAAGTTTGTCTGCATATACCTGTGGTTCGTTTGAAGTGTACGACTGGTATCCTTCACCTGCGTCAAACTCATCTAAGCGATAGAGTTTATGGTCGTCATCCATGCGTGTACGCAGCGGTTCGGTCAGGTCGTAGTGATTATCTACTAAAGCTATAATCTCTTCTGGTGTATAGTTCGCCATTTACCAACGCCTTACACTAATTGTCTTATTATCGGCTATATATCCGTAACCATATCTGTTAATTAGACCGTATATTACAGCTTTAACTCCGTGGTTATATCTGTCTTCCGGGGTCTGCCCTACTATATTACCATCCCGGTCCATTTTCCAGCGATAGGCACGGGTCTGTCCATCGAAAGGGTTTGGCTGTACTCCGAACTCAGATAAAATTCCCTTACATTTAGGATTAAAAACTATCCTAGGGTCCCTCTGGTCAACGGGGTCTGTCTTCAGAAAAGACTTTAATCTTTCGGTTCCCTCGTTGATTCTTATTTTTTCTGAATCAAAAAATATTCCTGTCCTTTCCAGCCACACTTCTGCAGGAGCAGCCATCGCCTGATGCTGATTCCCTGCGATATCTATCACTCCGAACTGTGCATCTCTCCACCACGGCTTGGACTGTGCGATATCTATTATCTCGTCAGTAACCAGATTTCTTTCGTATATTTCGTCTATCACACGCACTTGGTCGCCTACCACCTGAACTATTTCACAGGCATAAGCCTCCGAATAACCGGGGTCAATCCAGATATGGACGGGAACATCGGGTTCATACTCGACATCCTGAACGTGTATGTCAGGTCTGATTTCGTTAAAGACCATACCCTGTGGAGGTGAGGGTATGCCTTCTATTCTTTCCATAAAGAAATCGTCTGACGCAGCACGTTCCAATGCCAGAATTTCAGGGTCCTCTCTGCCACCGGGGTATAAATACTGGTTTGAATAGCTTGGAAGTGAGAAAGATTTTTCGTCCTGCCCAGCCGAGTGTTGCCACGACTGGTACATCTGTGGATACCAGCCCAGTGAACCTTCAAATGTTCCTGCCAGAAACAACCACCCTCTCTTCGGGGCACATCTTCCTCTAAGCCTGTTGAAAGTTTCTAGGTCCAGCTGGCTTGCTTCGCAGCCAATTATCCCGTTAGGTGCCCTCATAGCTAGAGTTCGTGGGTCTTTAGCAGATTTAGTCTCTATTCTTGTACCGTCTGCGAGGACTATCCTGCCGGGGTCTACTCTTTTAGATGCTTCAGCAAGCAGTCCTAGCTTTGCAAAGTCTTCAACTAGATACTCAAACTCTGCTCTGGTTCTCTCGTAGTCAGCTGCGACCAGCCAGTACAGTCCTGCATCGTCATTTTCCAGAAATCTTCCCAGTAAATACTTGGATGCGACCATAGATTTGCCAGCTTGCTCACCACCAGCCACCAGAATAAAGCGTTTTCTTGAAGCTAGGATAGGTTGCTGCAGCGGTGTAGGGGAGAAATCTATTTTTTCATAGATGTAATCGGCAAGTTCATTAATCTGGTAAGGTGAATTCGTAGATTGAGTCATGTTCACTTACATATATCGGGGTCATATCCCCCATATACGCTCCCAGAATGTTGTATTCATAGAACTCTTCTGCCTCTTCGTGTGTCATTTCCTCGGAAAGAATCTCAATTATCTTGTTTGCAGAATAAACAACCCTCAGTGAAGCGTCATCCTGACCGATAATTGCCTGTTCATACTTCTTAATCTCTGCCTGAGTGCTACCTAGAAGTACAGGTAACTCACCATCAACCATCATTTCCTTTTGAACCTTTGCCTTTTAATATATCTTCGACCTGTTGCTGTGGGCTAATGTCACTGGTTTCCTCGGTTTCCTCTACCTTTTTAATAACTTTGAAGCGGTCACGCAGGTCCGACAGTACTTCTTTAGCCGTATCATCGACTGAAGTTGTCTGTGGTCGATACTTTTCTGCCCAGTGAGCGTTAAGTAAAGCTATTAACAGTACAGGATTGTCTTTTGAACTCTGCTCTTTTACACGATTAACAGCTATATCCTGCAACATTTCCCTGAAATTGAACTTAGCTTCCTCAAATCTCTCCTTGAAACCCTGAATATCGTCCTTAATCCAGCGTGTAGGGGTTCTCCTGCTAATATTCATCTCCTTCGCTGCAGCACGTATGCTGCCCAACTCGGAATATAAACTTAGAAACAGGTCCTGACGGGCTTTAACATCCTCAGGTTCCTTACCATCTATAGCAGAATTAGTCCAAGACATCAGTGTTTCTTCTTCTTTCTTGTATTAGTCATCTTCTTACCAGTCTTCTTTGCGTAAGCAGCTGCCTTTTTCCTTCCTGCAGCGGAATACTTGAAGTGTCTTTTACCTACTTTTGGCATATTCTCTCCTTCAGAAGTTTTAAAACACATGATAGCATCAAATTGCAGGGAGCGGTAAACAGTGTGTGGTATCTGCCTACCACTTCGACCCCCGTCCAGTATGTCTATCACTGTACTAATCTGGGTCCTCCTTGCTAAGCACAGGGCGTATCTGTGTATAATGAATACGGGCTGGGTCACCTCCAAAAGCGTAACCTGCTACTGGTTTTTGTGTTAGTCCCACAGCCAATATTTCGCTTCATCCAGCCCCCCTGCAGAAAAAGAAAAGAAACTCCCCCCTTTAATCCCCCCTCCCTTAACAATCCCTCCCCCCTATAGTCCCCCCAAAGAAAAGAAAAAGACTGTTAACAGTAAACAGTTAACTGTTAACAGAATCTGTTATACTGCAATCTGTAGTTCAGTTATCTTTATCTCCTGATAACTGTTACTGGGCTTAGACTCCTGTATCGTTAACTGTTTTTTATGAGGATTCCAGTTAACCTCCCTGATACAGGGGTCTTTTTTTATTTACAGGAATAACCTGATAACCGACACCCACGTTTTTTTTAGAAACAGGTACCCCCTTTTAGAGAATCTAAATGTATATGGGTATACTCCTGCTAACCCCCAAAGACACAAGACACACCCCCCGTCAACAACACCACCCCCTCCCCTGCCATCTGCACCCAACAGCAAGCTGTTAGGCTAGATGGAGGGGACTTGTATCCATGCTTCTAGTTCCCTGTCCCTTTTTCCTCTGGGACTTGTAAGAAAGTAGCCTCCCCTAGTCACTAGGTAGCCTATAGGGGTAGCCAGTAGCCAGATACAGAGGCACAAATACCCCCTGCCAACCCTACCCCTTCCCTGACTGGGAGGCTGTCAAATATAGCTCTCCATTTGTGACTGAGGAACTGGGTTAAATTCACCACTCCAGTGGTCAATTCTGGCTCAGATTTTCAGTCTTCAATTTCTCAGATTCATGAAACAGCTTTCACCTATCAGTCAATTTATTTGTAGCTAATCGTGACTGGCTAACTTGGAAAAAGATTTCATAGTAAAAGGGGTATTTTAGGGGTTGACTGATATTCCAGCCCCATTGTACAAATGGTGGACAACTTAATTTTCCTATGTCCCGATGGAGGGGGACGGCTGACATCAGACCTGACGAGGTCGGCACATTAACAACTAAATAGTCCAGTCCCGAAGGGGAGGAGCCAAGGAGTACCGAGCTACTGCTTAGCTGAGAAGCTACAGAAGAACCCATTAATGACTGATTCAGCTTTATGAGAGCAAATCAGGTCTTAATGGAACGGGGAGC